AACCGGTTAAAGCAGATCCATAGTTTGGAATATTAAGCGTATTGCTTATCAAAGTAGCAGGGCCGCTTGTTCCTGTAGTAGTAAGAGTTAAAGCACCCTGTGCTCCAATGTCAGCTAGTATCTCCGCTCCTGTTCTGTACTTGATTACTCCACCATCAGATACTATAAACCTGTCTGTATCTACAGTAGCATTCACAATGCTACTCACATACAAGTTACCAGTTATCTCAAGTTTGTATCCATTGTCAACAGTTCCTGTTCCTAGAATCAAGTTGCCATTAGCAAACATTCTAGACACCTGAGTACCACCAATAGACTGAATAATCAACCCATCAGTGTAACTATGTATAGTTGAACGTGGCGAACCAAAGTTGTTCATTTGAATTGAGTACGTGTACGCAGTCAATCCAATGTTTGTAAAGTTTACAGTCCCCCCAGTAGCACTATTGTACTGGAAGTTAAACGTATCAGCAGCATAAGACAGTGGGCTATTAATCAATGAACTAGCACTGCCCCACATTGGTAGCGTATTCGCTGTTCCGCTGCCACTAACCTTACTATTAAACGTGTTCCAATCGGTCGAACTCAGATATCCATCCGTAGTCGAACTCGACTGTGTAATACCCAACACTCCAGCAACCAACGTAATTGGTGCTGTAACAGAAATGGCTGCTTGCTTGCTATTAAATGCATTCCAATCGGTCGAACTCAGATATCCATCTGAGGACGCACCCGACTGCGTAATTCCTATCGTACCAGAACCGGTAATTGTGCCACCAGTAAGTGGCCCACTAGTTCCAACGCTGGTAACTGTACCTACATTCCACGTTCTATTTGCAGTTAAATCGTAGGTTGTTCCATTAATAGTTAACGTAGTAGTGTTTAATGCACCATCAGTGATTCCGTACCCGGCTAATGTAGTAGGAGTACCTGTAATCTTGCTCCATCCTAGTGAAGTAATCCATGAAGGGTTAGCGTAAGAACCATCAGTTCTAACATCACCTACAGTCCAAGCCCTATCTAGGCTCAAATTGTACCCCACACCATTGATTGTAAGCGTTCTTGTAGTAGGTACAGCCCCAACATCACTAGCAGTAAGTACAACTGCACCTACATAACCATTAACACTTACTACAGCATCAGTATTATCTACCTTATCCCATGTAGTTCCATTGTAAATAGCCCAGTCCCCTACTTGCCAGTCAGTAATTCCGTTCAAGTTGGTGGTACCAGCCACGTCAACTACGTAGTAGTAACCCTGTGTACCTACTGAACTCTGTAAAAATGGTACGTTGGTAGCAGCATTCCATACCCCCTGGTAGGTTACCCCAGTCGTTAGTCCATTTATCTGGTTCTGAACCTTACCAAATGCCTGTAATATTGTGTCAGTTGACACTACAGTTCCACCAGTTACATTCAATCCTGTCAATACCTTGCCAATCACAGCACTGTTACTTAAAGTAACACTAGCATTGCCAGGCCCTGAACCAGTTGCCTCTCCTGAAAGTTGAGTGATGTAGTTTCCCTGAGCCTGATAGACTGGAATGTTAAGCACCTTACCAATATAGGTAGCAGCACCGCTAGTTCCAGTAGTAGTTAAACTATCAATGGTATTTAAATCCCACGATCTATTGGCGGACAGGTTGTATGTCGTGCCATTAATTGTAAGCGTTCTTGTCTGTGGAGTATATGCTGTGCTATCTAGGCTACCATCAGCCTTTACAAACTGTGATGCAAGACCTCCTGGGATAATAAAAGCAGCAGCAGTAATGTTAAATGAACCTAAGTTCACGTTACCAGTTGCGCCTACGTAGGGTACATAGTCTTGACCAATTAATGATCCAATGTCACCTATTGAAAAGTTCTTGGTCTCATTGAGATTCTCTACATCTGTACCTATCAACAGGTCGTTGACGGTAGGTGTAGACAGTATGGGATATGTACTTATTCTTGCCATTCGCTATTAAGTAATTAAGCAAATATACTAAAGACTAATGTAAGAATTCTTAATCTAGTTTCCATATGTATCCTTTTGCAGATTTTTGCCTTCCTTTTAAACAATCTGTTATGGCTGTTCTGTTCATGCTGTAAAATTTAACAGCATATTGAGCGCATTCCCATTCCTTTAAAAAAATTCCATCTAAAGAATACTGATAAACTTTAAATGCTCTTCCGTTTTTATGACCTTTATTTTCTAACCAACTTCCCGTTTTGTTTTTCTTGTGAGCTAAGGACATTTTAGATTTTGTTTCGTCAGAAGGTTTTCTTCCTTTTGCCTTTAACCCAATTTTATCCTTAGTCTCTTGACTAACTATGTGTCCTATTAAAGAACGTTTTCTTTTTTCATTAATTTCTTCACTTAAATATCCACCCTCTCCTCCATCTGAAATGTTGCAAAGCGTACCATTTTCTGTATTTTTTTTGTATAAATCAATAAACTCAATTTCTTTTTCGCAAGCCTCATCCCATGTAATCTCCTGAAGCATTATCTCAACTCTATAATCAGTAGAATTTACAATGTTATTCCAATAAACATTTCTGTTTTTATGAGAATAGGCCCTATTAAAATCAAAATCACTTTTACCTATTCCGATATAAAATGGGACGTTCTTGTCAAGTCTAATATGTCTATATACGTATGCCATTATTTTAAGTCGGCATCCGATTTATATGGGATATACTTTGTTGCACCGGATATTCTTTTGGCTACTAAAACCTGCTTTCTATTTCCAGTTTTAACAAAGCTTACATGAACCCATGCAGGATTACTATTTTCAGGAAATTCTGCGATAAGCTGATCAAAGTCTAACTTATCCTTAATAAAATCAAACACCATCTTATTGGTAACTCCACCTTTAGTGCCATCCATGTCGATGTCAATCGCTTGACCCTTACAATGCTGAGAAGACAAACTCCCCTTAATGAATGTATTCAGCTCCTTGGATCTGTACCCAGAGCTGATAAAGATTGGTGTATTAAAATGCAAACGAATAGGTTCGAATACCTTCTCTGCTAATAACTTAAAGTTCTCTAAGTGCTCAGCAGTAGGTGTATTGTCTATTCCATTTCTTTTAGCCGAGTCACTTCGTGTAACCTCAGACAAATCTAAGTGAGCGCTGATTTTCATTTCTTAATAAAATGCTCATAATGAAAAAATGCTCCCCATAAAAACACGAGAGCAAGACCACAATTCATAAGAACCTCAGTAGATTGAGGATTGGATAAGCTAATAAAACTTAGAATAGAACCGCAGGCAATAAATGATAAACCAGTTTTAACAAAAAGAGATTCATATTTAGGTAAAGCTTTTATTTTTTGATTGTTTGAACCAAAAATAAAAATGATAAAGAATACCATTGAGATACCAATAATTAGATTGGCAAGTGCGTTGATGTAAATCATTTTTCCTCTTTTAAAACTTTTTCAGATATTTTTTCTACTCCCTTAAGACCTAGGAAACCAAGTATGAAAGCAACTCCCATCTGATACTGATTGCTAATGTTAATCATATCGCTGACAATCGGGGTAATGTAGTTGGCACTTGAAACCCCTGTTATGATTGCAAACAGAGTTGTTCTTAAATTAATGCTACTATTCTTACCAAGCATAATAAGGCTTCCAAATAAACCCGCCAATGCTATTCCTATATTTACACCGATTAATTCAAGAAATTCTTTCATGATTTAATTTTCATTGTGTTTCTTAAATATCTTTTCGGCTGCTGTGATCCCCAAGGCAGCCGCAGACAAAGCAGCAACGGAATAAACCAATGCCTCGCTTGGCTCATTAACTGAATCGTGGTTTGCATACAACGTATAGCACAAAGCAATGGCTGAGAATACACCGACAAATCTCTTGCTAGAAGCTTCTCCGTTCTCGCTTAGAAATCCTTTTAACCAATTCAATAATTTCATCGTCCTTGACCTCTGTATTTTTTAGGTTTGTTTAACGGATTTGAATAGGACTTCTTTGCTTTCCCATTCCTTCTTTTCCCGAAACTAACTTTTTTTACACTTGAAACTGCCTTTGCCATTCTACTTCAGTATTTCAATAATTACCTTTAAAGCTCCTAGACCTACAAGAGTAACTAGGGCATAAAAATAATTCTTGTATTTTTTTAATTCAGACTTCAATTCGTAAACCTCACGCTTCATTGTTCTCAAGTCACCAATCATTCCACTCGAATCTTTGTCAATTGGATTACCTGAAAGTAAGGTGTGCATGTCTTTAACAATAGCCTTAACTTCAGCTACGTCATTTTTTAACGCATCCAATTCAGCTGCCATATAATCAAGCCTATTGTTTTCTTGAGGATTCATTTACCAGAGAGCTACAATGTTATTAGCTGTTGTAGTACTAGCAAATACTCTAATCACTTGGAAAGTAGTTAGAAATCCGTTTGGTATGTTTTGGAATGTAATGTCGTCACCACCTGCTGTTAATACACGTAGGATTCCACCTGTACCAACGTATAACACGCAGCCCTCTACATCCCCATTACCCGGATTAGGTATGTCTACAGTGTCACTTTTAGTGACAACAGCAGCTCTTGATTGTTGTAATTTTTGATATGCCATGTCTTTGTTAATTATTCTTGTTTATATGGAAATGCACGGTTAAGTGCATCACGTCTTTTTGAACAACCACAGTCACTTCCGGTTGCTTTGCTTACAGCTTCAGCCACTTTCTTAATGCCTGTAGCGGTAGTTACCTTCTCGATAGTATCTCCTAATCCTTTGCTTTTCATATCGTTATAAGAAAGAATGGCACCAACCAATTAAGACTGATGCCGCTCTTACTGTGTTTAGATGAATAATTTATTCAGACTCCTCAACAGATTGCTCGGCTTCAATACCCTCAACCCATCCAGCCAAGAACTTAAAGTTCTCAATGCCTTCACTTGAGAAGGTAAACTGATAAAACTCAAAGGTATCATCAAGAAGTTTCTTCATGTCCTTAGCCATGGCCTTAATGCCATCCTTAGTAAACTTGTACTCACCCTTCTCGTTTAGATCTAATACACCACTAGACTCTGTGTGTGCGTGATCAAGTCGGATGTCTTCACGCTTCTCGTTGTACGCTTCAAACAAAGGCTTAATTTTTTCTGCGATCTTCTTGATCTTAGCCTCTGCCTTGCTTCCTTTTTCAACTGGAGTCATGTTCAATGAACGTACCAACTCCAATAATTCTGCATTCGTTTTTGTTACTTTCTGTGCCATTGGATTAAATTTTTAATGATGAACAAATATAGTTAAACTTTGGAAATTCTTTTACCCATACCCACTCTACTTTTCTCAGCCTTCTTGGCTGAAAGCTTAGCAGGAGATATTTCACTCTTGGTTTTAGGTGTCTCTGCTGACACTCTCTTTGTTGGTCGGCAGTATTCATTTTTACCGCCAGCACCACAAGCTTTACCAGTCTTGGTATCTTGCCACTTCTCTTTCTCCCAACGCTTTAGTGATGTTC